GATCGTGAAGCGAGCCGTCGAAGACCGGCGGCGCGGCCCGGCGCCCGACCTCGACCTGTTCTTCGATTCGGAGTGGTTCGGCCAGTTGTGCTATTTCGGCGGATGGGACGCGCGGCAGGTGCTGGAGCTGATGGCGCAATAACCCTGTGGGTAGAAGACGGAATCGGCAACCCTATGCGAACATGCGGAGCGAAGACGAAATCGGGCCGACCCTGTTTAGGTAAGGCCATGCGAAACGGCAGATGTAGACTGCATGGAGGTGCAACGCCGCGCGGTCCGGACTCCCCGCATTTCAAGCACGGACGCTATGCCTATGCATTCAAGGGCGAACTGCGCGAAAGGTTCAAGCGCGCGGCTATGGATAATAGGCCTCTCGATCTTCTTCCTGAACTGGCTGTACAGCGCGCACTTTTTGAGACATACATTGGGCGATTTGAGCCGGGTATTGCATTGTCTGGCGATGACATCCATAACATGATGGCATACGCAGACTCAATTGGACGCATGGCAGAGCGCATCACGAAGGCACGCAATGACACGGCTCTAACTATCGCTGAGATCACATTCCTGCGAGCAGGCATCGCGGATTTGCTGAATGAATTCATACCCGACAATGACCAGCGACGGGCTTTTATCGCCCGCCTCTCTGAGTACATTCCTGCGCGACTTGGAGCGACAGGCGACGCCGGTTAAACAGTCTGTCCGACTGATCGAACCGTATCGCCAGGATATTGTCGCCTTCGTCCACGACATCCTGGGCGTCACGGAGATCCGCCCGTACCAGGATCAGGCGCTGTCGGCGCTGCTGGAGCATCGGCGCGTCTGCATGCGCGGGCCGCACGGCATCGGCAAGACGGCGCTGGAGGCGTGGGCCGTGCTGTGGGCGTTGGCCGTGCACGACGAGATCAAGGCCCCGACGACCGCGAGCGCGTGGCGGCAGCTCACGGAATACCTCTGGCCCGAGATCCACAAATGGTCGTCGCGCGCGAAATGGGATCGCATTGGCCTGCGCGTACGCCCGGAGCGCGAGCTACTCAAGCGCCGCCTGCAGCTGGGCGACAACCGCTTCGCGTTCGCGCTGGCGTCCAGCGACGAAGCCAAGATCGAGGGCGCGCACAGCGCGGTCGTGTTCTACGGATTCGACGAGGCCAAGACGATAGCCGCCGAGATATGGGACGCCGCCGAGGGCGCGTTCTCCACGGGCGAGGGATACGCGCTGGCAATCAGCACGCCGGGAGAACCAGTCGGCAGATTTTATGACATCCAAACGAATCGACGCGCATATCCGCATTGGCATATCATCTACGTCACGGAAGCCGAGGCGCGGCAATATGTGCCGGGCTTCGCGCAGTGGGCCGACCTGATGGCCGTCCAGTGGGGCGAACAGTCGGCGGTCTACCAGAACCGCGTCGCGGGCGAGTTCGCGCAGTCCGAGACGGACACCGTGATCCCGCTGGCCTGGGTCGAGGCGGCGATGGATAGGTGGACACCGGACGGCAGGCCGAGCGATACGCCGACGACATTCGGCGCGGACATCGCCCGCACGGGCGAGAACAAGACGGTCTTCGCGCCGCGCACGGGCAACTGGTTCGCGCCGCTTATCAGGCACAGCAAGCGCGACACGATGGAGACTGCGGGCTTTCTGGCCTCGGAGATGATCAGCGTGGACTGGGCCAACATAGACGTGATCGGCATCGGCGCCGGCGTGTTCGACCGCCTGCGCGAGCAGGGCCTGAATGTGCGCCCGATCAACGTCGGCGAGGCGACGGGGCTGCGCGACAAGACGGGCCGCTTCGGATTCGTCAACCTGCGTTCGGCGCTGCTGTGGGGCCTGCGCGAGCGGCTCGAGCCGGAATCGGGCGACGACATCGCTCTGCCGCCCGACGACGACCTGCTGGCCGACCTGACCGCGCCGAAGTGGACGCTCACCAGCGCGGGCAGGATCAAGATCGAGAGCAAGGATGAAATCGTCAAGCGGCTGGGGCGCAGCCCGGACAGCGGCGACGCCGTGATGCTGGCCTACGCCGCGCCGGAATCCATGCCGGGTGCCACCCGCGAGGCAAACCCGAAGGCGCGCTCGAAATTCGTGCGTAGCGAGCCGCAGGGCGGGCGCTTCGGGCGCGACCGGCCGACGGGACACCATAGGCGGTAGACCATGACAGATCACAAGGCTCGAAATGCGCAAATCCTTGACGCGCTCAAAGATGAATCCGCGCAGGCCGTCGCCGACCGCTTCGGCCTGTCGCGCTCCTACGTCTATCGGCTGCGCTCTGACATGCGGCGCAACGGCCACGGCGACGGCGAGACGTTCCAGGTGAACGCGCGCCCGACCGGGCCGACATTCCGCGAGATCGGCACGAGCGGCCTGCGGCAGTTCGCGGGCAATGTGGACGAGGACTATGACCGCGTCTTCAAGCCGCTCTACCGCAAGATGCAGCTGTATCGCGAGATGGGCGACGATCCCATCGCCGCCGCCGTGCTCATGGCGACGAAGATGACGATCCGGCGCCTGTCGTGGAGCGTGGAGCCTGCCGGCGAGACGCGCGCAGACGAGCAGGCCGCCGAATTCCTGGACGGCTGCATGGGCGACATGAGCCATTCATGGAACGATGCCATCGACTGGGCGCTGGACATGCTCCAGTTTGGATTTGTGCCGATGGAGCTTGTCTACAAGCGCCGCCTGGGTAATGCGCGCGACCCGGCCAGCAATTACGACGATGGCAAGATTGGCTGGCGCAAATGGATTTACATCGGCCAGGACACATTGGCGCAGAACGAGCCGTGGCTGTTCGACGAGCACGGCGGCATCCAGGGCTTCCGGCAGCAGGACCCGAACATGGGTACGCCGCCTGAGCCGATCCCGATTGAAAAGGCGCTCCTGTTTCGCACGACCGCGCGCAAGAACGACCCGGAGGGCAGAGCCATCTTGCGCGCTATGTACAGCGCCTGGTGGATGAAAAAGAATCTGGAAGAGGTTGAGGCCATATCAGCCGAGCGGTTCGGATCGGGCATTCCGGTCGTGTATCTCGGCTCAGACACATCGCGCACGGACGACGCCAATTCCGACCTGACGGCGTACAAGGGCATCGTGCGCAACATCCGCGTGGACGAGCAGATGGGCGTCGTCAATCCCTACGCCAAGATGGGCGCAGGCGCGCTGGAGGGACAAGGCGTACTCGTCGAGCTTCTGACACCCAGCGGCGGGCGGCCCGTCGTCCTCGACACGACCATTCAGCGGTATGAGAAACGCATGGCGATGGTCGGGCTGGCGCAGTTCATCCACCTCGGCATGGACAAGGTCGGCACGCAGGCGCTGGCCGGCGAGACAGTGGACTTCTTCACGCTGGCCGTGGCGGCCTGGGCCGACCTGATCGAGGAGACGATCCACCGCTTCGGCACGGAGCGGCTGTTCCGCCTGAATCATTTCCCCGGCCTGACGGGCAGGCCACGCGTCGCGCATTCGCCGGTATTCAAGCAATCTCTGATCGATGTGGCAACGTTCGTCGAGAAGATGACCGGCATCGGATTGCTGACGCCCGATCCTGAGCTTGAGGCGCATATCCGCGAGCTGGCCGATCTGCCGGAGAAGCCGATCGAGGTCATCCAGCAACAGCAGGAAGAGGCCGAGCTGCGCCGAGAGCAGATGCGGCAGGCACTGGCGAAAAAGAAAGAGGGCGGCGCAGGCGGGGATGAGGGTGATGAGGAAAGAGGTGAAGGTAGTGAGGGCGAGGCGGGCGCGGAAGAAGCGGCAGAGATATTCCAGTCCGACCTGCGCGGCGGCGGACCCGGGCGACGCCCGAAAGCCGTCGTCCACGTCAACGCCTATCAGCGTGAGCTTGAGGATACCTACACCGACTGGTCAGAAGACCTGGCGCGCGATCTGGCCGCCGCCGAAGACGACGACCGCCGCGAAGAAATCCTGGCCGCCGCGCTCGCCGCGCTCCTGTTGCGCCTGCGACAAGAGGGTCGTGAGAGCATGGCCGAGTGGCTGTCCAGCGTCGAGCCGACGCCCGAAGTGCTCCAGGCGCTGGCCGATGCCGTCGCGGAGAATGATCGCTTGCTGGAGCAGAACCTGCTGCCCGCCATCGAGCGCAAGGTGCGTGGCGGCTTGCAAGATGAAGATATTCTCAGGGCGTTGGCGCTGGGCACGGGCGCGGCGGCGCTGGCCGGCCTTCTCGCCACGATCCGGGCGCGCGTCGCGCTGTATGCCGGCGCGCTGTGGTCGTTCATACAGCACGCCATCGGCCTAGGCGCGCCAGACCGTGTGTATTGGCATCTCGATCCGTTGGCGCACCATTGCGCCAGTTGCTTGGCATTTGGCAACAAGGAATACGAATCGTTTGATGCGATGCTGCGCGAGACGGGCGGCGTATGGCCGTCGCATGGCGTCGAATGCGATGGGAATTGTCGATGTTCTCTGGAAGCGGTCGCGGCTTAGACATCCTGCCCGCTGCCGCTCACTACGGCCCGCCCGTCGCCATCATTCGCACGCTGCGAGACGGGACGGTGACGCACGAATGGCTGCCGCGGTTCCTGGCTGAGCAGGTCGTGGCGATGATTCCGTTCGATGAGCCATTGGTGGCGTCGGCTCGGATCGCGTATTCGGAGCTATTGCGCCGTGTCTGACGTGTTCCATAGAGCAGCAAAACGAATTGAAAATAGCTCGTTTGTCATCCCGATCTTCGGGGTTTTCGTGATTATGCTGGTGGTGGGTGTCGGAATCTTCATTGAGGATTACAGCACCAGCCTGGCCGGATACCAACAGTTGCCGACTCGGAAAGTGAATGAGTGGGTGATCGGCCTGGTGGCGCTCCTGCCGCAGATCGGCCAGATCGGATTTATGTATGTGTTTGCAACCGACACAAACAAAAGGTGGGCGATTCTGATCACCGCCGGATTGCACCTCGTCGATGTCGCCACTGATGTCATTTACAAAGCGAGCGGATTGGGATTCGAGGCGTGGGCCGTCGCACTGGTCGAAAGCGAAATCGTCTACACGTTGGGCAGTGAGATCATGATAGTCACCTCGCTTGGCATGATCATCCGCCTGTTCCCGGCTTTTATTGAGCAGATAGGTGAACTGTTCAACAAAATCATTGGACGATTGCAAAAAGAGGATGAGGACTGAGTAATTCGATATAGCTTGCGTGCGCTGAGTGACTAAATAGCTGGGTTCTTACATACTACCGGGAACCTCTCATAAAAAAGATTATGTTCAATACTTGCTTAGCCGAATGCCCTCATCGAGGGCCTCCAGGAATTGGGCTTCCGCGTGTGGAGTGGGAGCGATGACGGCGATAAGTGGTCGTATCAGTGGGGCGGCGGGCGACGGGTGAAGGGCTTTGCGACGGATGTCGAGGCCACGATTGCTGCCGTCAAATCTCGGATTCAAAGCAGAAAGCCGCGCGGGAGTAGATAAAATGCGCAAACGAGATCACGAGCGCATCCTGAGAAGCTATCAGGATGAGATCGACAAGCTGAGACGGGAAGTTAGACTCTTGCGCGCGCTTCTGGACGAACAGAAACCCAAAGCTGCGCCAGAGATAATGGTAAGCGGCGCTGCGGCCTTGCCGCCGGGTGCGCCCGTGATAGCGCGGAGGTGAAATGAAGTGGGCGGTAACAGAACACCACGGAAGCATCGGCGTATGGAGCGCCGATGAATGGGAAGAGGCTGCTGCTTCATTCGTGAATACGCGAACGGATTGGTTCGATACTAAGGAGGAGGCTGAGGTGTTCGCGCAGAAAAGGCGCGAACACAACACGCCGAACAGTTAGCTTCCAGCGGCCAGGGAGAGCATCCTCCCCTGGCCGGCTTTTTGTGTCCCTTGACACGAATCGCCTAATCTGATAAACTGACAGCATAACTGGGCGCATCAGCGCGTACTGGCGGCAATCCAGCCGCCGATCCACATCGGATCGGCGGCTTTTTGTATTATGAGTGGCTCTGGCGTAAAAGATAGGACTGCCGGGAATTCAATTCCTGCTCCGCGTCGGGCTTTCGGGTCTCGCTGGGGGACGGCAACACTAGCACTTATATCATGCGCTACGACATCACCTGCAACATCTGCGGCTACACTGGCGAAATTGAGAAGCGCCTGATTGAGGCGCTGCCGCCGTGTCCCGATTGCGGCTGTGAGACGCGGCAGGTTTACAGCCCGCCCCGCATCATCCTGGCCGCGCCGGGCTTCTACCACACGAACTACGCGCGCCTCGAGTCACAGGTGGGACGCAGACGGGCGGCGCGCTTCCGGGCGCAGCGCGACGACGCCGAGAGGCGGGCGAAGGCAGGCCGGCTGACGGAGTACGAGCGTGAGTTGGAGACGCTCTGATGCCGTATCCTGGCCTGAGTGATGCGGCATCAGCCAAACTGGACGCCTGCGTTGAGAAGATCATGGCGCAGGGACACAGCAAGAGCCGCGCGATTGCGATGTGCCGAGCGTCCATGAAGATGAGCGAGGAACCGATGATTCGATGGGTTGAACCTTTCGCGTATCAGGCAGGCAAGCCGTTTCGGGTCATGCCGCTTGGCACATTCAAGCGCGGCGACCGTACCTTGACCATCACGAAAGACGACCTAGCGCAGATGGCCGCGAATTTTGAGGGCGGGCGCCCGCGCTGGAAGGTCCCAGTTTATTTCGGCCATCCGACCGCTGAGCAGCCCGATCCGCCGAAGGCGGGCAACGTCGCATCGGTCGAGGTGCGCGACGATGGCCTGTACGCCGTGCCGGAATACACCGACAAGGGCAAGGCCAGCGTCGAGGACGGCGAGTACCAGTTCGTCTCGCCGGGCGTGCTGTGGGACAAGAACGGCTCGGCCTATGTGGATGAGCAGGGTCGGCAGTTCGACAATGTTATCGAGCATGTCGCCCTGACGAACCGACCCTTTTTCGGGAAGCATGTTGCATTGTTCAGCGAACCGGGCGTAGTCGAGCAGATGATGGGCGATTACCCGATGGCGATGGAGGAGGCACATGGTCATCGTTTGCTGAGCGCGCTTGAGACCGTGAGCGGATTGGCCGATAGCATGGAGGACGTTGAAGAATTGTCGGGGCCGCTGCAAACGGCCAAGAACGCGCTCAAAGAGGCCATGAGCAAGATTCTCGCGCTATTCTCGGACGGCAAAGTCCACAGTGATGATTTCGCCGTCTGGACAGCCGCATTCATGAATGATCTGCCCGATTCCAGTTTTCTTTACATCGAATCGGGTGGCGAAAAAGATGAGAGTGGGAAGACCAAGCCGCGCGGCCTGCGACATTTCCCCTACAAGGACGCCGGCGGCAAGACAGACTTGCCCCACCTGCGCAATGCTCTGGCGCGCATTCCACAGAGCAGCTTGCCCGCCGATGTGAAGGAGCGCGTCGCCGCGAAGGCGCGACGCCTCGCGGGCGGCACGGGCGAAATCGAAGTCAGCGAAAAGGACAGTGTAATACCGGAGGGTGAAAAGATGACGGACAAGACCAATCCACAATCCGCTGTCAGCGCGGATGAGTTCGCCGCACTGAAGGCGAAAGCCGACAAGCTCGACGCGCTGGAGGTCGAGGTCGGCACGCTCAAGACGAAGGCTGCGGAGGCCGACACCTTCGCCACGCAGCTTATCGAGATGAAGCGCCAACGCCGGCGCGACCAGCTTCTGCGGCGCGCCGAGCAGTTCGTGGCGATCCCGGAGAAGCCGGAGACCATCGCCGAGAAGCTGCAGGCCCTGGAGGAAATGGACGCCGCCCGCATCGCCGCGCTGCCGGAGGCGCAGCGCAAGGATGCGCCGAGCCTGTTTACCTGGTTCGACGGCCTGCTGGGCACGCTCGATCAGGCAATGGTGCAGGCCGATCTGTTCGGCCAGAAGTCGGTCGCGCAGAAGGAGCAGGCCGATACGTTCGAGGCGGCGGTCGAGGCGAAACTGACCGATAAGTTCGCCGGCGACCGTGCGAAGTACGCCGAGGCGATGGAGGCCGTCGGCGCAGAGCGGCCCGATCTGGCGCACCAGTACACCATGCGCCAACGCAAGGCGCGGTGAGGTGAAACATGGCAACCTATAAAGCAGTATCCATCGATGGCGACGTCAGCTTTCAGGCCGACGTCGATCTGACCCTGGTGCAATACTACTTCGTCGCCGCCGCATCGACGGCGGGCAACGTCAAAGTCGCCACGGGCGCGAGCAACCCGGTTCCCATCGGCGTATTGCAGAATGCGCCGAGCGCGGGCCAGGAGGCGCAAGTGCGCGTCATCGGCATGACGAAAGTCTTCGCCGTGACCGACGGCACCTGCGCGCTGGCCTGGAGCCGCTTCCTGACCGCGAACGCGTCCGGACAGGCTGCCGGCGTCGCCGCCGCTCAGGAAGTGACTCTGGGGCGCTGGCTCGACACGAGCGCGCCGCTTTCGGCGTCCCGCTTCGGGAACGCCTTCATCAACTGCCTGGCCGCGACCGGCTGCGCGCCGAGCGCCTCGTGAGGTGAGACATGGCAAAGCCTACTTATGCACAAGTTCATGTCGATACGCCGCTGACCAACATCAGCATCGCGTATCGACCGTCGAAATTCATCGCGGAGCAGGTGTTCCCGCGCGTGCCGGTAACGAAGATCTCCGACAAGTTCTTCGTCTACACCAAAGCCGACTGGCTGCGGCGCGAAGCCGAGCCGCGCGCGATGGGCACGCGCGCCAGCCGTGGCGACTACGGCCTGACCACGGATTCCTACGTCTGCACGGAGAAGGCCATCGCCAAGGGCGTGCCGGACGAGATCGTGGACAATGCGGACAATCCGCTCAGGCCCGCGCAGGACGCCACGAACTACGTGACCGCGCAGATCCTACTGGAACTGGAGAGCGAAGTCGCGGGCAACGCCTTCGGCGCGGGCTGGTCGTCCAGCGCGACCCCCTCCCCCACCTGGGACAACGCCACATCCACGCCGATTGAGGATGTGGAGACGGCGCATAACAACGTCGTCTCGAGCATCGGCAACATGCCGAACGTCGGCGTGATGGGGCGCGGCCTGTGGCGGTATCTGAAGCAGCATCCCGACATCGTGGACAGGATAAAGTACAGCGCCGGCCCGAGTTCGCCCGCCATCGTGACGCTCCAGGCGGTCGCGGCGCTGTTCGAGTTGGACAGGCTCCTGATCGGCATGACCATCGAGGACACCGCCGCCGAGGGCGCGGCAAGCTCACTGTCCTACATCTGGGGAAATCACCTGCTCGTGGCCTACGTGACCGCGCAGCCGTCGCTGCTGGAGCCGACGGCGGGCTACGTATTCACGTACAAGAACCGGGTCATCAACCGATACCGGGAAGAGCAGGAGAGGCAGGACGTCATAGAAGCCTCTCAAAGTTGGGACACGAAGCTCACCGCGACCGATGCCGCGTACCTGATCAAGTCGGCTGCATAACCTCTGGCGCCTAATGCGCTGGTCGTCTGACTGGAGGGCAACATGCCTATCAATTACCGCAACAAGGCCAACTTCACGGCGGGCGCGGCCATTGATGAGATCTTCACCGCCGCAGAATCTCTGACGGGCAAACGGTATTATTTCGTCGCGCCCGGCTCGATCGCGGGCGAGGTCATCGCCGCGACCGGCGCGAGCAATCCGGCGCCGATCGGCGTCCTGCAGAACGCGCCCGGCGCGGCGACAAAGGCCTACGTCCGCATCTTCGGCGTCACGAAATTGACGGGCTGCGCCGCGACGTGCGACATCCGCAACGGACGCTTCATCCGTTCGTCGAGCGTCGGCGCGGCGGAAGTGCCGGCCAGCGCGGGCGGCGGCGTCATCCAGGGCCGCTGGCTTTCGGCCAGCGTCGCCACGAACGCGTCTGGCTTGGCCACGAAGGCGTTCGTGGACTGCATGAGCCTCGGCGGAGTGTGCGCCGTGAGTACATCCTAAAGCCTCTTCTCTCCTCCTTTCGGGCGGGCCGCCGGGGAAACTCTCCTTAACCACAGACCTGGCGCTCCGAGCGGCCCGCCCACGACGGGATCGGCGATGGCTGAACCGACACGAATCTCCACAGGCAGGTTATCATGGCAATTTTAGTGCCGAACACCGGCTCTACTTTCGCGTCTGCCGGTTGCGTCGTCGGGAGTGCTGATCGATGGATATGGTTCGGCTTCCGCACCCTGCCCAACGCCAGCGGCTCAGCGACGTTCTATCGCACCAACGCCTCGACGAGCGGCTGCGAAATCCTGTCCATGTCGCTATGTCCGGGGCGGGCAGAAGTCATCGCCCAGCCGTTCAACTCGCCATGCGGCATCTACATCGCCGGCGTGACCGGCGGCTGCGCTATCGTCTGGATGAAGGAGAAGCAATAAATGAGCGCACTGAGCGACTTCCTCGAGAACGAAGTGTTAGATCACCTGTTCGGAACCGGGACCTACAGCAGCCCGTGCGTATATGTCGGTCTGGATTCCGGCTCCCCTGCGGACACCGGCCCGGGCTCCGAGGTGAGCGGCGGGGGCTATCTCCGGCAGCGCGTCGTGAACTGGGACGTGGCGGCGGCGGGCGCGACCGAGAACTCCAGCGCAATTACCTTCCCGCAGGCCACCGCCTCCTATAATGTCAAGGCAGTCATCCTGATGGACGGCTCGACCGTTGCCTGCACGACGAATATGCTGTGGTATGGCAATCTGACTACTTCGCGGCTCGTGAACCAGAACGACACGTTTGAGATCGCCGCGTCCAGCCTAGACGTATCCATCACCTGAGATGGCGATTTCCATCGACAACCTGGGGAACTCGGCCAATCCCGACATTAACAACGGCGCGAATGCCTGCATTTACACGAATTCATCGTGGACGCCGCCCGGGTCGGGATTGGTTATCGCGTTTGCCTCGAGCCGGGAGGCGGCTGGCAACAATGGCCCGCCGACGGTGTGCGGAAACAACCTGGCCTGGACGCAGATCAAGACAGACACATTCCAGGCCGGCGACTGCCGCTCGACGCTCTTCGCGGCAGACGCCACGGGAGGCGTATCCGGATCGACGACGGTCGATTTTGCGGGCGTCCTGCAGCTCAACTGTGATGTCAGCTTCCTTGCCGCATCGGGCGTCGATCTGTCTGGCGGCGTTGCAGCGGCTTTCGTGCAGACGCCCTCGGCGTCGGGCGTGGATACGTCGGGCAGCATCGCCCTGGCGGCGGCGGCGCATCCCGACAATCGACCAATCGCATATTTCTGGAACCTGGCGAATGCATCTCTTTTTGAGCGTACGAATTGGACGGAGATTGACAGCCTCCAGGGAGTGGGTCCCAATCGTGGACTCCTTTCGCAATATCGCGGGGATGCTTTCGAGACCGTGTCGTCGGCGTCTTGGGCGTCGTCGGTGGACTGGGGCGGCATCGCCGCAGAGTTGAAGGCGACGGTTGGAGAAGAAGAAGCGGTCACTGTCCCGCACCGCCGAGTTGAGCGCCTGCCGCATTACAGGATGTGAAATATGCCAGTCTATACAGCACGACTTGACGCGACATCCGTCAGCAGCGCGGCGACGCTGGTGCAGCTGAACGCGCCCAGCAACGCGGCGCTCAAGATCCTGCGCGCCTGGGCCAGCGTGTGCACCGTGACAAGCTGCGCGCTCCAGGTGCGCCTGACGCGGCGCACGACGGCGGGCACGGGTACGGCCTTCACGCCGATCCGTCACGATTCCTTCGAGTCGTCCACGAGCGCCACGGCGACGGTCAACCACAGCGCGGAAGGCACGGCGGGCGACGTGATTATCCGCGACACATTCAATGTCCTGAATGGGTATCTGTACCTGCCCGTCCCGGAGGAGCGGATCGTCGTGCCGCCCGGCTGCGCGCTGTCGCTCGATCTGCCTGTCGCGCCGTTCAACGCCTCGTCGCTGAACGCCGGCATCACCTGGTCCGAGCGGGAGTAGAGATGTGGCGGGCCACGTATTCCGAGCGCCGCCGCGACCTTCGCAGCGCATACGCAGTGTCGTTGCGCCTCTTGCTCCATCACCGCCAGAACTCATCCAAGGATCGGCTGCACTTGCAGCCTTTGGCTCTTTAACAACTGACGCACAAATAACGCAACGCTCCGACACAGCCCTGGCCGCATTCGGCTCGCTGACGACGGATGCGGCGCTGATTGTCCGCGCGGACATTGCATTCGCCGCTTTCGGTAGCCTGAGCGCCGAGGGGTCGCTGGGCGGCCAGATCCAGCCAGGAGCGGCAAGCCTGTCTGGATTTGGCTCGCTGACAGCCGACGGCCAGTTGACGCAGCGCGATAGCGCCGCGCTGGACGCCTTCGGCAGCCTGACGGCGGCGGGCAGCATCCTCGGCGTCGTGTGGCGTTCATCGGCCAGTGATACGAATGGCGGTGGTTCAGCTTCACTGATTCTCACTGTCCCGCCTGGCACATCGGCGAGTGATATACTGGTCAGCCAAGTCACGGTGCGCGGTGGAACGGCTGCATCGATTACCATGCCATCCGGCTGGACTTCGATCAATCGTGCGGATAGTGGCACGGATTTGGCGCAAGAGATTTACTACCGTGTGGCCGATGGCACGGAAACCAGCAGTTGCAGTTGGGGCTTCGATTCATCGCGCAAGGCATCCGGCGGCATATCGGCATACTATCAGGCCGATACGGGCAGTCCCATTGCAACTTCTAGCAGCCGGGTCAATGCCTCCAGTGCCAGTGTAGTAGCCGATTCGGTTGCGCCTTCGGCCAGCTATTCGATGGTCGTCGGCCTATATGGCACGGCGGTCGGCACGACATTCACGCCTGATCCGAATCAGATTGAGCGATGGGACATTGCCAGCACAGGCGCGGCGGCGGGCACCCGCACGACCTCAGAGGGCGCAGATGAAAAGCCAACCTCATCTGGCTCGACGGGCACTCGCACGGCCGTTGCCGCTGCTGCCGCAGTCAACATCGGACATCTGGTCGTTGTCAATCCAGTTCTGCTGGCGAAAATTAGTGGCGCTGCGGCTCTCGCTGCTTTTGGCTCTTTAACATCCGACATACAGGCCACGCTGCGGCCCGATGCCGCATTGTCTGCGTTCGGCGCAGTCACGGCGGACGCCGCGCTCATCATCCGGCACGCCGCCGCGATGGATGCGTTCGGCGACCTGACGCCCACGGGTCAAATCACGGCGCGCGGCGATTCGGCGCTGGCGGCGTTCGGGGATCTGGTCGCGGAGGGCATCAAGAAGATCTCCGGTGACGCGGCCCTGGCCGCTTTCGGCTCAGTCGTGGCCGACGCGCTCCTGTCGCTGCGAGGCGATGCGGCCCTGGCCGCATACGGATCGCTAGATGCCGTGATGCGGGCCACGTTGCGGCCCGATGCCGCGTTGGCGGCC